CTTTCAACTTTGGCATCACTGTCTAACATAATAACAATTTCTTTCAGCTTTTTTTGACTGATTTTCTTAGCCTGACAATTGCTGATATCTTTGCCAAATATACAGACACCCTCATCTCCCACTTTCATCGCATCAAATACCCCTTCAGTTATTATTGCTTTACCAATTTTAGCTGCTCTGTCCAGATTAAAAACAAAATGAGACTTGCCATAAATGTAACTTTTAGGTGGGTTCAAATATTTAGGTTTTTGTCCTCTAAATGTGCGAGCTTGATAATATACTAACTTCTTCCCTTCAAAAACAGGAATTATTATTCTACCCGCATACCATCCACTGGTACAATAACCTAACTTGTATTTCTCAATGTGCTCTTTGGTAATTCCTCTTGATCTTAAATATTCTAAAGCTTCTTTACCTGCTTTAGTAGCGGAAAAATCAAAATTTGTCCCATTTGGGTATGATATAGCTGTTTTAATTGTCTCAGTAATAGTTTTATACCTATCTGTTAATTTGAACAAATTCTCTGGCTTAACATGTTGTGACTTTTTTATATTCAGCAATCTATATAACTGGGATTTATTACACTTAAAACCACACCTGTGGCAATAACCTAAACCACTCTGTCTATTCAGATAAAAATGCTGCTCTTTACCACACTTTGGACATTTTAAAATAAATTCACTATTATCGCCCGTTAATCTTACTTCATCAAAATTTTCCCTTATAACTTGTTCAAGATTCATCGCTCTTCTCCTTTATCATCATTTTAGACCAATCAGCACTCACATTCACAGAGCCATAGGAAGGGTTGTGACGCTGGTGTGCCACAAAAATACGCATTTCACCTCTTTCTCTTTCTTCTTCAGTTTGACTCAGACTCAATACAATATCAGCTGAAGCCAACTTTGGAAAACTGTATGCTACATGCTCCAAGTCTACTATGGATTTATTTTTAGCACTTCGTATGATTTGGCTGGCGGTCCAGACTGGTATTTTTCTTTTCACAGCTAAACCTCTTAACTCAGCATATATTTGTTTTTGTTCTTGCCAATCTGCTTCATAGTATCTGCTACTCTTCAACTCGTCAGCATAATCCACAATAATCAAATCTGGCACAAAGTCACTACCACCCAGCATTTCTAAATGAGATTCTAAAGTTGCTACTGTGGCTGACTTGGTGGGATATTGTTTGATTATTAAATCACCTTTGAACAATTGGCAAATCCATTTTAACCGTTCAGCAACTTCTTTAGAGTGTTCAGATAAATTACCAGTTCCGTAACCACTGAGTGCACTGTCAAGCCTAATAGCTATATGGCTTTCACTCATTTCTAAAGTATAATAAACAACTTTCTTGCCTTGAAAAATTGCACCTCTGGTCAACCAGATTAAAAATGCAGTTTTACCTCTACCTTTGAACCCTAATACCACACCTAATTCACCAGGTCCCAAACCTCCTCCAATTTTATCGTCCAGTCCCTTTATCATTGTTCTGATGCGTCCTGTGACTTCTGTTTCATGATTAGTTAGCCTTTTTTCAGGGTTATCAAAATACTTGATACCAATATGTTCAAGGTTCTCTCCCACTCTAATCGCATCCCTTACCAGCTTTTCAATCTGTTCATATTTATCCTGCTCTAATAGTTTAGCTGATTCTAAAATGGCAGACTTCATAGCTTGATGTTTAGCAAATTTAATTAATAATTCACAAGTATATTTGCTCTCTACATTACAATTGATACTATAAATCTTATCAATCTCTCTCTCATAAACTTCAGAGTCTAATTGCAAGTCCTTACTATCAACTTCTTCTTTTAACATTTCTGGTGTTGGCAATTGTCCATAATTATCAGTTAGATCCAAGATTAACTTGCACAAATCTGAATGAACAATCTTTTCAAAATATTCTGGCTTTAATATCTCTTTAAATTGATAAATGAAGTCCTTATTTCTTACCATCATTGCCAATAAATTTTCTTGAAAATGTATGTTAAAGTCGTATTTCGCACTCATTTGACAACTTTCATTCTTTAATCTATATATATTCTGGATATCCTTATTTCAGCTGTTCTAACCAAGCAATTACAGCTTCTTTATTATTATTCTTTAACATTTCTTTAATCAAATATGCAAACTCCTTTTCAGCTTTTTTAATTTTCTCGGCTTCTAACAATGGTTTTTCCTCCAGCAGTTTCTTTCTATTCTTTTTTACTTTCCATCTATCGTACCTGTCAATAGCAGCAACCTGTGTCAAACTCCTTGGAGTCGGGATCGGAAATTTCTCCCAATTCTCCATTTCTTCAAATTGTGCAATAATAAATTCACGCATGTCATAGTGATTGTCTTTAATAATTTGGTAGGCTTTTTTAAACCATTTCCAATTGACATTTTCCTTTGGAGATAATACTTTTCTCTTTTTATTTTTACCTTTACCGACAGTCACTGTCCTGGGATAAAATGTCTCGTAAAACTTAGTGCCTGTCTTCTCCCTGCGCACTTGTTGATAAAACAGACCTAAATCAATTATTTTCAAATCCTCTTCTGAAAATCTTACCCCTGGCAATAAGGATTGTCTGTATTGGAGAGCGTAATTCTGAAGTGAGTTCTTCCTTAGCCTTGGCTTTCTGCGAGGTCTTCTTTTAATCATTACCCACTCCAATTATTTAAATTCGTTTATTGGCAATAGTGTCAATTATCCTTAATCGTCACATCAAAACCTTCACTTTTGTAATCCTTTATCCTTTTATTGCTGTGTCTTCTTAAATATATATTCGTATCATCATAAAAATCAGTAACATATAACACATTTTCATTGTCAGTCTTCTTTCTTAGTCCACGACCAACCCGCTGAACATTTTTAACATAGCTCTTACCTGCTGCTGCTATGACTAAATGCTGAATATTTGGTACATCTATACCTTCATCTAAAATAACAGTACTGACTAAACACTTAATATCACCCTTTTTAAACTTTTTTATTATTTCATTTCTAAAATCACTATTCTCCTGACCACTAATAAACTCACAGCTAAAACCAGAATTGAGAAACAGATTTTTCAAAATTCTACCATGTTCCAACAGTTTCACAATAATTAAGGAGGGTTTATTAACTTCTTTACATCGTTCTAATATCAAATTATTTCTATATCTATTTTCACAGATACCAACTTTATAAGCATCCTCATAATTAAGATTTTCAATATCTGTAGGCTCTGCAATTGGAATAATTGTTATTTTTGGTTCAGCTGAATATCCTTTTTCAATTAAATCCTGATTGGTCACACTGTGGATAATTTCTCCAGTCATAGCCAGTAACCGCCAATCTTTTACATCATTTTTTTGGAGAGGTGTAGCACTTAACCCAAATCTATAACTCGCTCTACATTTCATTGATACTCTGTAAAATGTCTTAACTGAGCTACCTAAATGATGACACTCGTCAACTATCAATACTTTAAAAGGTAACAAAAAATTCTTTAGATCTTTCCTATTATACAGACTTTGAACCATTGCCACAGTTACTCTTTTAACATCCTCAATTCCATCACCTATTTTACCAATTTTAATGCCCAATCTATCCTCAATTCTTTCAGCTGTCTGATACATCAGCTCCTTTCTGTGAGTTAACCAAATGGTAGGTAAACCTAAAACTTGAATAATGCCACAGCCCACTTCTGTTTTGCCTGCATTTGTGGCTTGAGCTATAATGCCATTACCCCTATTTAAAGCTGCCCAAACTGCTTCCTTTTGATAATCTCTTAATTGAATATCTCTAAGACTCAAACAATGCCACTCCTTCTGTGGTAATCTGAATCGTAAATCATGAATTTCATAAGCTAACTTCTGCACCTCAAAAAATTCAATAACTCTATCCAATAATCCTGTAGGGAAACTATGCCAATTTTTGTTGTAAAAGTGGATCCTGCCATCCCACTGTCCACTACGATATGAATTAGAGAACCAATAACCATCAACTTTCTTAACAAAAAACTGGTCAAGTAGTTCATCTATAACAGCAGAACTACCAATCAGATAACTATATACATTTTTCACTTTTATTAACAAAAATGTTTACCTCCTTTAAAGTAATAAACGCCAAATCTATTAAATCTTACATAACTACTGAAATTGTGTATGATTAAAGAGTCTGGAAAGGCACTATATATATGAATAAACTTGATAAATTTAACCGTTGTATTCAAAATGATAGGGATCTACTAATTCAAAGTCTCCTCCCCATCTATTGTAAGGATCTAATTTTTTCCAATATTCTCCAAGTTTTTCATAATGTATTTTTTCTTTCAGCCAGTTACCTTCCTTGTCTAATATAAAAATATCTGCTGCTAACTTGTCCTGATGTTTGGAGTGTCTGGCTTTACTATAGCCCATATATCTATAAACATCCTGCAAATCAAAAATAAATTCTCTATTACAATGAGGACACTTGAATCTTAAATGTGCTGGTCTA